CTATGAGTGGGACAGCCAAGAGCAGCGGGATAGGGTGGGCGCTGTGCTTGATTGGATTCACGGCAACACCGACCCCATTGACAAGCCCGCCGTCATGCTGTGGGGCAAGCCTGGCAACGGCAAGAGTACCATCCTTCACATCCTCGCCAAACATGCGATCTTTGAGGGCAAGCGCGCCCTGTTCCTCACCCATGAGGGGCTCTTTGCTGATATTCGAGCATCATGGAAGGCCAACAGCCTCAACCTCCATGAGATGCTTGAGAATGTTGACCTCCTCTGTCTTGACGAGCTCGGCGGCCTTGGAGGTGGCGGGCGGTGGTCTGAGTGGTACAGGTCACAGACTAGAGAGATGATTGGCGCGATCTATGACCGATGGGCAGCCAAGACGCTCAGCGTGGTCGCAACCTCCAACCTAGCTCCCAAGACGATCATCCATGACCTGTGCGATAATAACAGCGCGGTGAGGTCGAGGCTTGGCGCGATCTTTGGGCGGCCTGTGCAGATGATAGGCCATGATCGGCGCGCTGGCGTTGATGACGGATGGGGCTAAAGCGTCATAGCCAAGAGGCGGCTCATCCCCTCGATGCCCCAAACTGAATCACGGACGGCGCTGGCATAGTTCCTTATCTCAGCCTGAGCGTGACCATCCAATCTCAAGCTCAAGAAGTGGATGAGCGCGTGAAGTGAGCAGCTCCAATAACATTCACTCATCAGCGACAGCGGGAGCACCGCCCGGGCTTGCTCTTTAGCCACGCCAATGCTGAGGAGCTCCTCATAGCTCTTGAAGGCTTGCTCAATCGCTCGCTGATAGATGAGCTGGGCGCTGAGCGCTGCGTCATCCTCAAGCGGCCCCGCTGATCCTTGCTTGACGCTCGCTGAGCCTTGCCTCCACTCACTTGGCTCCCACGCCTCATGATCAAATTGGACATAGCGCCCGCTGATCTCATTCCAGGCGCAGCCCACTTGATGCTTCATCCATTGACGCAGCACAAAGACAGGGGCTTTGATGTGAAACTGAAAAGTCATGTGGCGGAATGGTGAGGTGTGCTTGTGCTTCCATAGGTAGCTGATGAGCCGCCAATCATCCTCATTCAGCTCATCGCTCATCCGTCCCATTGAGACACGGGCGCTGTTCACCACGCTAAGGGGCGAGCCCATCACAGCGAGGAGCTTCACGCTCCCTCCATCTATTGCTATTTGCTCACTTATCACTTATGGTCACCTCGTTGATGTGTTATAGGGTCGGACATCGAGGGCGGCGCCGTGTGAGTGTTGCGGCGCCGTCCTCACTAATCTAATGGAGGACAACATGAACCATGTCATCTTGATTGGCAACCTTGGGCGCGACCCTCAAGCCCGTGGCTCTGATCGCAACATTGCCAGCTTCTCCCTAGCGGTCGAGCACAGGAAGAAGGGCGGCGAGAAACAAACCCAATGGTTTGACTGTGTAGCCTTTGGCAAGACAGGGGAGGCCCTCCTCGCTCACGCGAAGAAGGGGGACAAGCTCGCCATCACAGGAAAGATCAAGACCAAGGTCTGGGAGCGCGATGGCATCAAACAGCAAGACCTAGACATTGTGATTGAGACTTGGCAGTTTGTGGGGAGCAAGCCCACCTCAAACGCCATCGGCAATCAAGGCCCCGCCACATGGGAGCCTGATGGCAACAAGTGGCCTTGACCGCTTAGCTCCTCGCGGAGCTCCCCAACGAATGGAACAGCATGACGAATGAATTGACAGATCAAGAGATCATTGGCGCCCGCCTCAATGAGATGCGCTCCGCGATGATCGGAATGCTTATGTTTAAGCTGCGACTAGAGCCTCATGATGCTGAGGACGTATTCTCTGAGGTCACGGTTTATCTCTTGGAGAATGGCCCCCGCCTCCTCGATATGGAGAAGGAGATGGGCGGGGCAATTCGCAAGCTCACGCGAATGAGAGGGCTCAATCATATCCGCAACAATAAGCGGATCGTTAATGGATGGTTTAACCACCGTGAGGAGTGGGGCTTTGAAAGTGATGACAGCCCTGAGCGCTGGGACGAGCTCATTGACATGAACGCGATAGCGGCTGATGTGCTCGAATCTGTTGAGCGGCCTTCTCACAGGGCTCCATTTGCTGCCATCATGGCGGGTGGTCAGATCAATGCTGTGGCGCGTGAGCAAGGGTGGAATCAAAACACCCTCCACAGCGCGTGGAAGCGTATGAGATACAAGATGAAGGCAAAGTATGAGCAAGAAGAAGAAGTCTAAACAAGACCTTGAAGCGCTCAAAGATATGGCGGCGCGTGAGGCTCTCATCGTTGACTCTAATGATAAGTCACAAGAGACAAACGTAGGCGCGGGTGGGCGCGCGCGCGCGACCCCTAAACATGGCCCATATTCCCGCAAATATGAGGAGAAAACCCATAAGCTCCTCACCTACCTGGCTCAAGGCTACAGCAAGGAGGCGGCCTGTATTGGCGCCCACCTCAACCGCCCCACGCTTTACAAGTGGCTGAGCGAATACCCAGACTTTGCGGAGGAGGTTGAGGACGCTCAGTTCATGGCTGAGGGTCACGTCCTCGCAGAGCTCCGTGGCGCGATCCAGCGGAAGGATGACACCAAGGCGCTCATGTGGCTGCTCTCCAAGCTTCGCCCTGACCGCTATGGTGACAGGAAAGAGGTTGAGATCACCACCAAGACCAATGACGGCGTCCAAGAGGTGGTGGCCATGTTCGAGCAGACAAACGATATGCTTCTTGAGGACAAGACTGACGAAGAACGATGAACCGCCCCCTCTTGACTAGCCACGACACTAGCCAAGAGAGGACAACTCAAACAGGCAGGGAGCCTTTATGACATACGCCAAGCTTGAGATCAACCGCCCCGCGCTCTCCGCCACTTGGACAAAGGCCCAAATGGAGGCCGCCGTGGTTCGCATCCATCAGCGCTTTCAAGGTTTATTCACCTCGATCATCGAGAGCGCAGACTGGGCCAATTATCGCTTGGCCGATCACCCGCTTGAGGCGGGGCGTCCATCATGGCCTGACCCTGGAGAGTATTGCGACCTAGTGCTCCAACACCGCGAAGGTGAGGCGGTGGCAGCAGTTGAGATCAAGACACGCCACATCAAGATGAGGGATGAGCGCACCGCTTGGATGATCGCTGATGACGTGCTCGACCACATGAGCTCACAGCTCACCAAGCTCCAGACCATCGCCCACAGGAGTGATGCGCTGTGGCTCGTGGTGATTGGCCTCTATCGCGTCCCCTTCCAAGCGGCGGCGATCAACTTCAACACGCCCTTTGATTTGGTCTTGGTGTGGGGTCGTGACGTGGGGAGAGACTCCCCAATGGGTCGAGCGCGCTTCAACAGCCTCAGCGATTTTGATAGGGCGGTCTGTGACTTTAAGGAGCCCGCTCGGTTCTTCGAGGTCAAGAGCCTCCCTCGCTCAACCTCAGCAGCTCCTCCTCCTCAGTCTGTGACCCATGACCTTGAGGCGCTCATCAGTAAGGCCCCGCTCCATGAGAATTGTCGGCTGGCTTTGCTCTGCATCCTTGATTGGCCTGACGAGCTCCTCAGTTTGAGGACGTACATGAGGGAGCGCTCCACAGAGGACGCCACGGAGTACAGCCTTCAACATTGGGCCATGAAGATGATTGATGAGGGAGTGGTCAAAGGCTATCGCAAGGGGAAGCGCTCCCACCGCTTGAGCATAGATGAGGCAGCGCTCAAGGCTTATCTCAAGGAGGTCAGCGGTGAGTGAGGAGGAACCAAGAGAGCTCATCCTCAATGACCTTCAACGTGAGATCATTGGCGGGCTGAGGCGGCGTCAGAAGATCATCGCGGCGCGCTGCGGTTGGGGTAGTGGTAAGACGAGCTCCCTCATCTTCGCGCTGTGGTTCATCGCCAAGGTGAGGCCAGGGACAACCTCCCTCCTCATCACCGACACCACCCCGCGCTATAACTCCGTTCTTATGCCTGAGATTGAGAAGTGGCTAGCGCCTCGCGGTTGGGTGTATAACCACACGCTGCACAAATGGACTGACACCCACACGGGCTCATCTGTCCTCTGTCGCTCCTACTATCGCCCGGGGACGAGAGACGCGAGCCACAACCCCCTTGAGGGAATCAACGTCACCTCAGGCGTGGCGCTCATTGACGAGTGTCAAACGCTTGGGGCAGAGGTGGCTCACAAAGCGCTAGGCCGCTTGAGGTCTGGCCCCACTCCAACGCTCATCCTAGTTGGGCTCCCTGTGGCTGACGCTTGGTGGTGTCAAATGGCTGAGGCTGCGGGGCTCCATCCGCTGCTGTTCACCTCATACGTCAACCAAGACAACCTCAGCTCAGAATGGTTCGAGGCCACCAAGCTCCTCCCTGAAGATGAGCGTGAGGCCATGGTGATGAATAAGCCAAAGCCTCCAAGCGGCTTGGTCTATCAAGAGTTCGACCTCGAGCGCCACGTTATTGATGACTTCCAATATCGCCCTGAGATGACGGGGCGAATCGCTATAGATTGGGGCTTCCGCAAGCCCTCAGTCTTGATCATCGCCTATGATGAGGAGCGTGAGGCGTCCGTGATCGTCCATGAGATCAACCCACAGGAGGTCACCATCGCGGAGCTCTCAGAGATGATCTTGAGGGTGGCTTGGCCCCGCGCTCACAAAGCTCAAGCGCCAGGTCAGCGGATATGGCTTGATACAGGCGTGGCAGACAAGGCGGGGAAGGCCCGCTCTGACCACACGGGGCGATCAGCCTTCCGCGAGATGGGGAAGGGCGTTGAGCAAGGCGGGCTTGGCCTCCCACTCAGGAGTACCACCGACCCTGTGAGGGTGGACATACTCAACGGCGTCCAGCGCCTCAAGCGGGCCTTTGCTCGCGACCGCTACCTCATCACCAAGGAGGTCTGGGACAAGGGCGAGCGCGCCATTGGGAACAGCTTGAGGAAGGCGATCATGAGCTACGCTTGGGACACCAAAGAGCAGCCAAAGAAGGATGGGCGTGAAGACCCGCTTGATGCTCTGCGATATGACTGCATCTTTCATTATTGGGCTGACGAGGTGGCCCGCTCCTCATATACTCCAAGACGCAGACCCAACCGCGACAAGCGCGCTGGCATCTCCACCAACTCAAGGAGCTTCTGATGGCTGATCCCACCCTCACCCCTGGCCTTGCTGATAAGGTGCTCGACCCCAACAACTTGGTGGCGGTTGTCACCGTGGGCCTCCTCTACATGATGTGGAAGTTCATGAACCGCCGCTTTGACTTGGAGCGGGAGGAGCAGAGCGAGATTATCAAACGGATCGAGGAGCTTGACCGCGAGCTCCTCAAGCTTGAGGCGAGGATGGATGCTAAGGATGACTAAGCACCCAATGCTAGACCGTGTTGACCTCACCGCTGATGAGCCAGCCATCTCCAACGTGGATCACCCCAACCACTACCATAAGGAGAGCGGCGTGGAGGTCATTGACGCCATTGAGGCTTGGGGCCTTGGCTTTGCCTTGGGGAATTGCGTCAAGTACATC